GTTTTGGTGGCTTTTGGCGCAGCCATCGTCTATTTCATCAACTTAGGAGCTTAAAAATGAACTTGCAACAATCCCACGATGACGCAGTAGCGGCTGCTCAAATTGACCATGACCAACGATTGATTTCTATCGAAGGCATTGTCCATGAGGTGCGGACGCATAGCACCAACGCCATGCGTTATACGCTTTTTCCAACAGATATGTCTGATATGTCTGACAAGTGGCATACCTATACGCCTATCGAATACGCTAAGTTTGACTACTTGCTGCCCGAGGGTTTCAATAGCGTAGCTCGACAAGTAGAAACTCTTAACAAAGAGGTTGACCGCTTAAACGATGAATACAAACGCAAAATAGACGAGATTAAACAGCGTCTCCAGACTTTGCTAGCAATAGAAAACAAGTTAGAAGACGTGCCCTTCTAAAAATTTTCAACAATTTGCACCAACCATGAAAAACGGCTTTATAATTTTCAACGTTGTCGTGACAAGCAACGAAATTGAAGCCGTTTATACATGCGCTCTGTTTTGCCTAAGTTTCCGTAGAAAGAATTTAGGCAAGACTTGTCACCAGAGCGCAGTTGTAAACGGCTTTTTTCATTTTCGATTTCACATCAACCGTCAGGGCGCGTTAGCTGATGGTCTGCATGGACTGAACCCAAAAAACACCGCACCTCGTCACACCCCGAGGCAAAAGGCGACCAGCGTTGGTTTAGCGACTGGTAAAGCATTGGGTAACTCAGGTGGAAAACTAGGCCTAATGTATAAGCGAATAAACCCGTCAAGCGCACTTGGGGGCTTTTGTGTTTACAACAACTTAAGCCTTGGAGAGGGAAGGAAAGAAGTCAGTCTTATCCACCCTAGGAAAACTATTGTCTAAAGGAAAGTAATGGAGTTATTTGAATCAGGGTTCGACCTCTTTTGGAAAGCATGGCCTAAGAATCCAAGAAAAGGCGCAAAGGCAGCTTGCCTAGCAAAGTGGAATAAAGGTTACTACGAAACACAATCCGATCAAATTATCAAACACGTTGAGTGGATGAAAACCACAAGCGATTGGAAAAAAGACAACGGCGCTTTTATTCCAGCACCCTTGGTGTATTTAAACCAACAACGATGGGATGGAGCGGAGATACCAGAAGTCAAAGAACAAGTCAGCACATTGGAGGTCATTGCCCAAGAAAGAGCCAAGGCAGTACCAATGCCAGACCACATTCGTAAACGCTTGCAAGAATTACGCAAATGACGTTAGACCAAGCAAATGAAATTCTTAACAAAGTCAAAGCTGGAACTTCTTACCCTGCTTACATTGTTGACCAAGCATTGCAAACAACTGGAGATTTAAGTGCAGTACCCGAAGATGAATTACATACGAAGCAGAAAACTTATGTCTGCTTACCGCCAGATTCCATGCCAGATTTGTGGCGTCAACGATGGGACAGTGGTCGGGGCGCACTCCAATCAATCCAAGCATGGCAAAGGGCGGGGAATTAAAGCAAGCGATATTTATTGCGCCAGCCTTTGCCATAAATGTCATCACACAATCGATCAAGGCACGTTTTACAACGAAGACGAAAAACGTGACTTATGGAACATTGCTCATGCGGCAACCGTAAACGAATTGTTGCGTCATGACTTATACCCCAAAGGTATTAAGTACGAAAGCATCGAATGATTCATTACCATGGTTTGCCAATTACGCCAGATAAAGCGGCAACAAGCGTTTGTTCGTCAGGCCATGCTTTTGTATCTTTTCGTCATTCTGGGCAACTTGGTTTAGCTGTTGAATTGTGCCAATCGTTTGCCATTGATAACGGCGCTTTTTCAGCTTGGCGGTCAGGTGAGCCAATCACAGATTGGTCAGAATTCTATGAATGGGCAGCAATGTGCAAAAAGATTCCTTCTTGCGACTTTGCTGTGATTCCTGATGTGATTGAAGGCGGCGAGGCTGGCAATGATGCTTTGCTGGCTGAATGGCCTTTGCCTAAGTGGTTTGGCGCACCTGTGTGGCATATGCACGAATCAATTGATCGGTTGATTCGTTTAGCAAATGAATGGCCTCGCATTTGTATAGGCTCGTCAGGTCAGTATGCTTTTGTTGGCAATGAAGACTGGTGGTCACGAATAGGCACAGCCATGAGAGCCATTTGCGATGAGGATGGACGGCCTATGTGCAAATTGCATGGTTTGCGGATGCTTGACCCAAAGGTTTTTACAAAATTGCCATTTGCATCAACAGACAGCACAAACATCGGTCGCAACATTGGCATAGATAAAGCATGGCATGGCAGTTACACCCCAGCTACAAAAGAAGCTAGAGCAAAAGTTATGCGTGAGCGAATTGAAATATATAACGCTCCACCAACGTGGAATTTTTATCAAGTCGAACAATCAACTTTTTGGTAACAAATGATACAAATAACTATCCCCGGCAAAGCAACACCCAAAGGCAGACCTCGGTTCGTTCGCAGAGGTAACTTTGTCAGCACTTACACCGATAAAGCGACTGAAAGTTTTGAGGGGAAAGTTGCCTATCTAGCCAAACAAGCTATGGCAGGTCAAGAACCCCTCAGATCAGCGGTCTGCGTTGTTATTTTCTTCAACCTAAACATTCCATCCAGTTACTCAAAAAAACGCCGTGCTGCGTGCCTTAGTGGTGACGAAATGCCCACCAAAAAACCCGATTGGGACAATCTTGCAAAGTCAGTTACAGACGCTTTGAACGGCATAGCCTATACCGATGATGCCCAGATTGTTCAAGCACTCATCATCAAACAGTACGCAGAACAGGAGGAAATAATAATTTACGTATCACCATTAAAAAACATCAAAACGCATGAAAACATATCATATAATGATTTTGGCGTTGGTCGTGACGCTTTACAACCTTAGGAGCTATAAATGAAAAACATCGCAACAGCATTGGTCAAAGCACAAAAGGCATTTGGCCCTGCTCTCAAATCATCAACAAACCCGCACTTTAAAAGCCGTTACGCAGACTTAGCCGCTTGCGTTGAAGCGGTCATAGATGCCCTTAATAACAATGGCATTGCCCTTATCCAGCGTAACTACGAAGACACTACTGGTGTAACCGTAGAAACGCTTTTTATCCACGAATCTGGCGAGACATTGGAATGTGGCAAGTTGCACGTTCCGGCTAGTAAACAAGACCCACAAGGCTATGGTTCAGCTTTGACATACGCAAGGCGTTATAGCCTTATGGCAGCTTGCGGTATAGCACCAGAAGATGATGATGGTAATGCCGCTAGTCGCAGGGTTCAAAGCGTTGACCCTAGCCGTGTAGCTGATTGGTTAGCCGCTATTGGTGCTGCCGCTAACGAAGATGAGCTGAAGAAAATTTACACCGAAGCTTTCAAAGACACCCAATCAGACCCCGAAGCACAGAAACAAATTATTGCCGCCAAGAACGCAAGAAAGGCGGCACTTTAAATGGAACAAAGAACAGATGAATGGTTCAGCGCAAGACTTGGCAAAGTTACAGCCAGCCGAGTTTCAGACGTGGTTGCTAAAACTAAGTCCGGCTACTCGGCTTCTCGTGATAACTACATGGCGCAGTTGGTTTGCGAAAGATTGACAAATAAACCCACAGAGAGCTTTTCTAACGCCGCTATGGATTGGGGTACACAAACTGAGACCCTTGCCCGAGCAGCTTACGAAATCCACGCCAACTACTTTGTTAACGAAGTTGGTTTTATTGACCATCCTCGCATTTTGTGGTCTGGGGCTAGTCCCGATGGGCTTGTTGGCGATGATGGGTTAATTGAAATTAAGTGCCCTAATACGTCAACGCACATTGATACTCTTTTGAGCCAAACAGTCCCCAAAAAATACAATGACCAGATGCAATGGCAAATGGCTTGTACTGGCAAAGAGTGGTGCGACTTTGTTAGTTATGACCCACGGTTGCCCGAACATTTACGTTTGTTCGTCAAACGAATTGATCGTGACGCTCAATACATTAACTTACTTGAGCATGAAATCATCGTGTTTAACGGTGAAATTCAAGAAAAACTTTCCAAACTGAAGGCTTTAGGAGGCCAATTATGAACTCGATCTGCGTAGCTGGTATTGTTGGTAAAGATGCCGAACTTCGTGCAATTCAAACAGGCGATTCGGTATGCAAGTTTTCTGTTGCCGATAGTTTTAAAGACAAAACCATTTGGTGGAACTGCTCTTTGTTTGGCAAGCGAGCAGAATCGCTTACTCAATACATTACCAAAGGGTCAAAAGTGACTGTAACTGGTAGCGTTTCGGAACGTAAATGGATTGACCCAAACGGAACCGAACGCACTTCGATGGAAATTAGAGTTACCGACTTATCTTTACAGGGCGGTAGTCAAAACAGTCAGCCTAAAGCTGCATTGACCTCGCCCAAGCCGGACTTTGATGATGAAGGCGACATACCTTTCTGACCATGGAACTCCACAAAGTTTTCATTCTTCGTGGCGAAGCGCAAGCCAAAGCTCTATGGGCGTTTTTAAAAGCCAATTGGCAACAAATGGCAGACGAAAAACGCTACCTTGCAATTACCGTAACAGAGTGGAAAAATAAAAGAAGTGTGGAACAAAACAAAAGACTATGGAAAATTCTCAATGAGATTGCAGACTCGGCATGGGTCAATGGCGACCAATATAGTGCTGATGCTTGGCATGAAATGTTTAAACGCAAGTTCATTGGGCAAGAAGAATTGCCTGATGGTGGGATCTTAGGAATTTCTACCACCACGCTAAACGTGTCTGAGTTTGGTGACTACATGACAAAAATAGAGGCATACGCCGCTACGGAACTTGGTTTAGAAATAATGGTATGACTATGGAAACAAATATCGAATGGGTTAAGTTAGCCCACTATTGCAAGCTGACAGGCGAAACATCATCAGGTGTTCATGCCAAGCGCAAAGCAGGTCACTTTGTAGACGGAATTCATTGCAAAGTAGCTGGCGATGGAAATCTTTGGATTAACTTGCCAGCAGTGAAACAATGGGTAGAGAGTTCAACTGTTAAAAAGTAACTTAACGAATAGGAGTGATGCACTATGAGTAAAGAAAAGGGAATCCAACAAGTAAGCGAAAGCAACGCAGAGTGGTTAAACAAAGCCAACTTATTGTTTGTTCGCTATTTAAAGCTGTCAAGGTATGAGCCGTTCTCATCCTGCGACTTCCGTCTTTGGGCAAACCAAGTTCATAAACTAGGCGAGCCTAACCACCCTAATGCTTGGGGCGCATTGTTCAATGCTGCTTTCAAGCAAGGTGTGATTGTTCCAACTGGGGGCTATGAAGCCTCTATACATCCCAAAGCACATGGCCGAATGATTCGGCTTTGGAAACGATTTTAAGGAGACAACATGGGTTATTTAATTGGGGGCGCTTGCGTCCTAGCATGGTTTACGCACATT